CCTCATCTCCCCAACAGTGTCCACCGAGCCTGTGATCCGCGGCAGGTATGGCGTCATCACCGGGTGGACGATCCACGCCCCGGCTGGCACTGATGCCCGGTTCACGGATCAGGTGGAGATCCCGCGCGAGGGCACCATCGTCTGCCGTATCGATGGCGAGGTCGGCGACTGGCAAGGACACGTCGTCGTCATCAACGCAGTGAGGGCGCTCTGATGGACCCGATCCACATCGACTACAAGGCTGTTGGCGAGATCCTGAAGGTCGCCATGCGTGGCCCGATCGACGAGAAGATCAACGAGATCGCGGCCAACGCCGAGGCCAACCCTGACCTTGCCGGCGCGCCGATCACGGTGCAGCACTTCACGACCGACCGGGCTGGTGGGACCGTGAACATCGCCTCGCCTGCCGGGCTCGCGCTCCAAGCCAAACACGGGATTCTCACCAAGGCTGCCGCTGCTGCGGGCATGGAAGTGAGAGCCAAGTGAACCTCGGGCAGGCGCTGGCCGACACGCTCTACGTCTTCGGCATCAAAGGCCCCATCGTCGGGTGTCAGGCGGATGCAGACGAGATCACCGTGCTGCGGCTGGTAGAGAGCCACGACGGCAACGGCTTCGCGCTGTTTGAGGATCCAGAGACGGGCCGAGTCGATGACTTCTGTCGTGTCGCTGAGACGTTCGACCTCGGGGGTCCGTGGTGAGCAAACCTCTCGCGGTCCCGCCCGACGCCGAGCATGTCACCATCGACTACCTCACGCCTGCCCTCGCAGCTCGCGGGCAGGACGTGACGTGCGGCGTGAACATCCCGACGACATGGACGAGCACCACAAAGCCGCACGTGCAGGTCGCGTTGGATGGCACACCTGAGATCGCCTATCCGATCCGGTGGCGCACCACGATACGGCTGACCGCGTGGGCATCCACAACGACCGCTGCGAAGGCGCTGGTGGCCCTCGCGCAAGGGTTGATGCTCCAGCACCCCGGAAGCCCTGAAGTCGGCTCAGTGAGGCCCCTGACCGGCACGCTGCCCACGCGGGATCCCGTGACCGGTGCGCAGTTGGCCAGCGTGACAGTGCAGGTCAACTTGACCGGCACTGTCCTCGTCTAAAGACCCCCTCACCTCCGGGTGGGAGAGCAACACAACAACCAACCCGAAGGAGATTCATCATGTCCGGAGACACAACCAAGGTCAACCTGTGGGCCGACGCCGACGTGTATGTCGGCGCGATCGGTGCGCCCATTCCCGCAGACGCATCCACCGCGTTCTCTGGCGCGTGGACCCTCGTCGGTCTGCTCGACGGCGACCAGGGCTTCGCGGAGGACCGCAGCCAAGACGAGAAGGACCACTACGCGTGGGGCGGCATCCTGGTCGCGACGACCCGCTCGAAGTTCAAGCTGGCCAAGAAGTTCACGGTCCTTGAGGACAACGTCCAGACGCGTGCGCTGATCTGGCCGGGCTCGACCAGCACGTCAACCATCGTGCCGGTTCCAGCTGACATCCTGGTCGCGTTCGAGACCCGCAGGGGTGGCATCGTGCGCCGGAAGATCACGAGCAACCGCGCGCAGGTCACCGTCGACGGCACGATCACCGACAACGAGACGGACATGGCCGCGGTCACTCTCGTGGCGACGATCTTCCCGGACCCGACGACCAAAGAGCTGTTCGTCGAGCAGGGCAAGCCGACGATCGTCTCGATCGCGCTGACGCCGCTCACCTTGGCGCTGTCTTTGGCTGGCGCGTTCATCAAGACGCTGGTGGCCACGGCCACCTACTCGGACGCGACCACGGGCAACGTCACCGCACAGGCGAACTGGACGTCGAGCGTCCCGGCGAAGGCAACCGTCTCGGCCGGGTACGTGACCGGTCTGACCACTGGCGTCACAAACGTCTCGTGCACCTATGGCGGGGTCACCTCGACCGCGCCTTGCGTGGTCACTGTCGGCGCCTGATCCATCTGATCGACCGGCCGGGCGTTCCGTCGCGGCTCAGCCCGGCCGGTCTTCACCCCTTGAACCGCGACGACATCACCAGAGAAGAGCCGCGTCATGCCAGAAATCCCAACGGGCGCAACTGTGCCCCAAGATCACAAGTCCCCTGCCCAGAACGACGCCGAGAAGGCCCCGACCATCGACGTTCCCTGGCGTGGCCTCACGATCACCGTCGCATCCGACCCCGACGACTACCCCATCCCTGTCGTCATGGCGTTCGAGAAGGGCCAGAACCTCACCGGTCTGGAAATCCTCATGGGCGAGAAACAGTGGGCCGAGTTCAGGAAGATCGCGAAGACCAAGCGCGACGCCACATCACTCCTGGAGACCATGGGTGAGGCTTTGGGCTTGGGGGATTAGGAGGACTCCTCCGTCTCCTCAGGGCACACCCTGATGCGGTGGAGTCCGACCTCTCGCGTTACCACCAGATTGACTACCGGGACCGGTGGCGTTTCGACGCAGATGGTCGCCGCAAGCTCACGTTGCGGATGATCGCGGTCCGGGTCAAACACCTGCCGGAAGATTCCGCGACAGCGGTCGCCACTGGCGGCACCGGGTGGACGTTGACGGATCACCTGCTCGCGGATCTGTTCCATGCGACCGGCGGCAACCCGCACCCGTGGAAACCCAAGCAGGGCAAGGGTTCTGACCCAGCGCGCGAGAAGGCCAAGCGCGCTGCGAGGGCACGGGCACGCGAACGGCAGCGGGCTATCGACGCCGGCGAAATCACATGACGAGAGGGAGTGGCTGATTTGAGCAATATCGGATTCGCCACAATGTCAGTGATTCCGTCGGCGCGTGGTTTTGGGGCGGCGCTGACCAAGGGCATCGCCCCACAGATGGCCGTGGCTGGCAAGGCCAGCGGTCTCGCGTTCGGCCAGGCCATGGTCGGCGGCATGGCTGTCATCGCCACCGCTGGCGTGGCAGTCACCGGGGCACTGTTCGCGGTCGGCAAGACGTTCCACGACATGGAGTCGGGCATCCGGGTTGGCACCGGCAAAAGTGGCGCGGCCTTGGATGGTCTGGTCGCGTCGGCGCTCAACGTCGGCAAGAAGGTCCCGTCATCGTTCGAGGACATCGGCAAGACGGTCACCGTCCTGAACCAGCGTCTCGGGCTGACCGGGCCAACCCTCGAAACCTTGACCAAGCAAGCCTTGATAGCCGGGCGGATCACGAAGCAGTCGTTGGACCTGACCGCAGTCACCGGGTCTTTCAACGCCTTCAACATCAAGGGCGCGGACACGACCAAGGCCCTCGACGACCTGTTCCGAATCTCACAGGCCACCGGCACGCCCATCAACGAGCTCGCCAATGCGGCGATCCGCGGCGGTCCGGCGTTCCGGCAGTTCGGGCTCTCATTCAGCACTAGCGCGGCCCTGGTTGGTGTGCTCGACAAGGCTGGGATCAACACCGGCAAGACGATCATGGCCCTGACGATCGGCCTGACGAAGTTCGCCAAGGAAGGCAAGAAGCCCGGTCCGGCACTGCGGGCCACGATTGACCAGATCCAGAAGCTCACGAAGTCCGGCAAGGATGCAGCCGCGATCAAGCTCGCGTCGGTGATCTTCGGCACCCGTGGCGCGTCCCAGTTCGTGGCTGCGGTGAAGTCCGGGAAGGTCAACCTCGACGACATGATGAAGTCGGCCGGGGCGGGCAACGACACGATTCTGAAGGCTGGCACGGCTGTCTCCACCTTCAGCTCGAAATGGTTGACGTTCAAGAACAACGTCCTCATCGCCGTGAAGCCGATCGCGGACAAGGTATTCAAGGCGTTCGGCGACGGTATGCAGTGGATGTCTAACACGGGTCTGCCTGCGTTGCAGAAGTTCGGCGCCGCGCTGTCGGACAAGGTGACTCCCGCGCTGTCGGCGCTCGGCGGGTTCATCACCGGCACCGCCTTACCTGCGCTCAAGAGTATTGCGACGTGGATCACCGGTACGGGCATCCCTGCGCTGTCCAAGTTCAAGGACTGGACCATCAAGAACAGGGACACGCTGAAGGTCCTCGCGAAGTTCATCGGTGTCGTCCTGCTCCCCGTGTTCGCGAACATGGCCGTCAAGGCTGTTGCGTCCGCTGTGACACAGGCCGGGGCGTGGGTGTCCGCGCAGGTCGCGGGTGGCACGTCGGCGCTGGCGCAACTCGGCTCGCACTACATCATCGTCGGCGGGTGGGTGATGTCTACCGCCAAGGCTGTCGCGTCTGCTGCGACGACCGTCGTGATCTGGGGCATGTATAAGGCTGAGGCGATCAAGGGTGCGGCAGTTTCGGTGGCCGCCTCTGTCCGTGTAGGTGCGGCGTGGGTGTGGTCAGGCGTAACCGCTATGGCTTCGGCGGTGGTCATGGCTGCCGCGTGGGTCGTCGGGCTCGGGCCTGTCGCGTGGGTGATCGCCGGGATCGTCGCCCTCGTTGCGATCATTGTGGTCATCGCCAAGAAAACCACGTGGTTCCAGACGATCTGGCAGTACATGACCAGCTCGCTTGCCGCGGCGTGGCGCTGGCTGTGGAACTCCATCCTCGCGCCCATCATCCGCTCTTTCCTCACCGGTTTCGCGCAGATCACGGACGGCATCGCCAACATGCTCCGCGTCCTGTCCAACATCCCCGGATTCGGGTGGGCCAAGACTGCCGCCGACAAGATGAGCGGCGCGGCGGACAAGGCCCGGGCGCTGGCCAAGGGCATCAAGGACATCAAATCCCCGCCGCCCATCGCCATCACCTTCACGAGCAACCTCGGGGCGATCGGCCGGCAGATCGGCGCAACTCTGGGCGCCGCGAACAAACTGAATGGCCACGCGTCGGGTGGCCTCATCGGTGGCAGTGGGACGGGCGACACCGAACTGGGGCTGTTGACGCCGGGCGAGTTCGTGGTGCGGCGGGACGGGTCCAACATTGCGGACGCGTTGAACCACTTCGGCGCCAAGGCTGCCACGCCTGCGAGTGGCATCGACTACGACCGCCTCGGTGAGTCCGTCGCCAAAGCCATCGCCAAACGGCCCAACGTCCTCGACGGCAAGGTCATGGCCGCCTCGATGGACCAGCGGATCGGGAGCGCACTCCGATGAGAACGGTCAGCATCGGCGGCATCCTCCTCGACGTCAACGACGGAACCTCGCTCCGCGTCGTTGAGGATCTACCCGGTTGGGATGACGCCCCCGACGTGCGTAATGGCTTGCAGTCCAAGGCGCAGCAGGACGGCGCCTGGGACGGCACTGGGTCCTCAGACGCACGAACGGTCACCGCTGTCGGATTGGTGCAGGAGCGGACCCCACAAGCCGCCTACGCGGTGCTGCGTGCCATGCAGGCGCTGACCCCGCAAGCGATCCACGAGCTCGCCGTGGTCGACGACGCGATCGGCTCACTGTCGGCCATGGTGAGGGTCACCGTGGGTGTGAAGCCGGTGTGGATCGGCGACACCGCGTTCGAGTACACCCTGACTGTCATCGCCCCGGACCCGTTGAAGTACGGCCCGCCCACCTTCGCCACCGCAACCCTGTCGACGGCGACACCGGGCGCGGGGAAGGTCTACCCGGTCGCCTATCCGGTGGACTACGGCATCGCCCCCGGTGTGACTCCTGGCGCCGTGTCGGTGGCCAACGCTGGGACGGCCGCCTACTGGCCCCGTCTGCGGATCCTTGGCCCGGTCACCAACCCGGTTGTGACCCTGGTCGAGTCCGGGGCGTGGGTGCGCTACACAGGCTCCCTACTTGCCGGCCAGTGGCTCGACCTCGACATGGTCAACCGTCGCGTCCTACTCCAAGGGCAGGTGTCGGTGCGCCAGAACGTGTCATCGGCTGGTGACTGGCTGTCCGTCCCGCCCGGTGGCGGATCTATCACGTGGTCGGCTGACACGGCTGACCCTGCTGCGCTTCTGTCCGTGTGGGGCTACGAGATGGCGGTTTCCTGATGTCTGAGTTCGAAGCGCTCAACGCTGGCAACAGTGAGGCGCAGGAGAAGATGTGGCTGTCTCGCCTGTTCGCCCAGAGCGGCACCCTTGCTGCAACGGGTGTTCTTGGCGGGCTGGTCGTCACCCAGGCGCCGACCGCGAACGGCACCGTGCTGATCGCGTCCGGGTCCGCTGTGGTTCACCCGACGATGACCGTGGGCGCGTCCCTGCTGGTCAATGACACCCAGAAGACGCTGGACATCTTCACCGCCAACCCGATGGGCGGGCTGGCGCGGCGGGACATCGTGGTCTTCGACTCTCTGACGGCTTCCATTATCGCCATCATCGGCACCCCGAACGCGAGCCCGACAGACCCGACCGTACCCAACACTGCGGTTGCCCTCTGGAGGTTGCGGCACGACGCATCAGCGACGACCATCTTCACCGCGCACATGGACACGCTCATTGTGCCCACATACCTGCGTGGGGTTGTCCCGCCTGACCCCTTTGCTGGCACCGTCCGCCACTACCTCGTGACGACAAACGCGTCCGGGGATGCGATAGTCACTCACAACCTGGGCCGCGTCCCGGTCGCCGTGGTCGTCACCCCGAACTCTCCCATCACAGGCGTCGCGAGCACGGAGTTCGCGACCGCGATGACGGACACGTACACCTCAACGACGTTCCGGGTCCGGTGCCTACATAGGGACAGCAGCCCTGTCGTCGGAACGAACAGCGCGGCATTCTCGGCCGTGCTCGGCTGATGTACGAGGTCTACGCGACCCGCTGGGATGACGCGCACATTGTCGAGGAGCTGATCCCGGCCCACGGGCTCGAGTTCACCCTGCCCCTCTCCGACCATGGCGAGTGCTCGTTCTCCGCGACCGTTGAGCCGCGTCGCTCGTTCTGGCGGCCCGCCCTGTCGTGCGCCATGTCGGGGATTCTGGTCTGCCGGGACGGTGTGCCGCAGTGGTCGGGGCAGATGCTTGGCGAGCGACAGTCTGGGCCACGGACGTTCGACTTCACGTTCGCTGAGTGGGGCTCGTTTTTCGAGACCTGCCCCGCCGTCCCGCTGACTCTGGTCGGAGCCAACGCGCTGAACGACCACGCGCTACAGCGGCGTCTCATCTCCGACGCCCAAGCCATCGCAGGGCAGGATGTAGGGATCATCCTCGGCACCACGACGGGGGCGACCGTCTCTGAGCTGACCATCAACGCCTGGGACACGACCACCGTCGAGGAGGAGTTCCGCAGGCTCGGGGAGCACGCTGGCGGCCCTGAGTGGTACGTCAACACGACCGGCACCTTGGAGAACCCGACGCGGACTCTGGTGCAGGGTGACCGCCTCGGCTCCGTCGATCCGGTCGCGGTGCTCGAGTACGTCGAGGACACGCAGGATTGGGTGCCGCCCGAGGCCCCGCCTGTGGTCACCCTGCTCGGGTCCCTGTTCCCTGGCGCTCAGCCTTACGCCGTGATCGGTGGCCGGCGGGGTGGCAACGTCATCAGCCAGCCGGCCCGGCAGCAGTCCCCCGGCATCACGGTCGCGGTCGCGGTCGGTGCTGGTGACCAGCTCGCGCAGATCCGCAAGAGCGCCCCGGCGACGGCGCTGTTGAACGCGGGCTACCCGCGGAAGACGAAGACGACGTCGTACACCGACGTGAAGATCCCGGCGACGTTGCAACGCCACGCCGACGCCGACCTCGCGGCGGGTTCGGGGATGACGACTGTGTTCACGCTGACGACGTTCGAGGATGACCCGGACTGGACTGGTGTGGCCCGCGGCGACACGGTGCGAGTGGAACTGGACAGCGATGTCTACGCCACCGAGCGGCCCCTGGTGTTCAACTCCCGCGTGTTGGATCGTGCGATTCACGTCCCCGATGACGGCAAGGTTCAGGTCAACTGGGTCCTGGCTGATGTGAGGGATTACTGATGAGCAGGCTTCCCAGCACCGGCCCGAGTTTGCAACGTTACCTGCGTCAGCAGGCGAGGGCGGCGCAGCGTCAGCAGCAGTCGTCTGCGTTCAACCGCTCGGGGATGACACCGACCGGCGAAGACGCCCAGAATCTCACAGGCGACATGTCCGTGTCGGGTGAGTTCTCGACTCTCGACACGGACGGGTCGGTGCTGCTCAAGAGCGGCACGCAGGAGTTCGGCGACCGTGGCTTCGCCGCATATCGTGATGACGGCACCCCCGCCATCGTGGTCAAACGCGTCTTCAGCGCAGGTGATCCCCGTCAGTCGCTGAGACTCCTTGACCCGTCCGGGGTCACTATCGGTGGTGACTCAAACCTCGCCAACTCCGGTTTCGACGCGCCTCATATCCCGATCCCCTTCACCCCCTCTGACGTGACCCTCAGTACCTACGCCCGGTCGACATCTTCGACCACGTTCGTGCCACTCTTCGAGCACTACGGCTACCGGCAGAACCCTGGCCTGAAACTCAAAGTCAAGGCGTGGTGCTCGGACGGGACGACCACCGCTGACATTCAGGTCTGGGACGTCTTGAACGGCGTCTACCTTGACACATTCTTCGGTTCCCCGCCGCCTTCGGTCATCAATGTGCCGCTGGCGACAACGACGCCCACGGTCTTTGAGTCCGAGTCGATGGTCCTGCTCGGTGCGATGTCTGACGAAACGCAGATTGAGATCCACGTGAAGCGCACCGCGGGAGCAGGGTCTGTATCTGTGGCTGTCCTGCGCTCCATCGGTTACTACATCTAGGAGACGCGCCACCCGCGACGCTTGAGCCTGCGGGCGACCAACCACCTGTGCAGGCGGCTGTGCCAGAACTTCACGCGCACGCCTTGAGCACGTAGACGGTGCCAGCCTTTGCGGCGGCAAGTGCGGCGTCGAGGGTGACGACACGGACCACGCCGGTGTCGAAGTCCTTGAGGCGCGCGTTACGGACGAGGACCCGCGACGGTATGCCAACGAACTTGGCGGGGTCGACGCACGACGGGCCGTAGGTGGCGACCTGTTCCGCGATCATCGCGTCCGCGGCAGGTCTGATGTCGGCGTTGCGCTGGCACGCGATGTCGGACTTGCAGGTTCCGCCGAACAGAGTGAACTCGCCCTCGCGGTGGCCGGACATGCCGCCGACCATGACAAGCGCGAACATGCCCGCGCTGGCCACGTAGCGCCGTAGTCCTCGCCGGATGACGTCGGTCATGGTCTCGCCTTCCTTGGCTGCCTTGTCTCGAGCCGGGTTCCACTCGTCGTCTGGGACTCGCACCGTGTGCCCTGGTGTCTTCGGTTGGTTTGGCATGTCTCCACCATCGCAGGTGTAATACACCCTGTCAATAGGTCAACCGGAGGTTCCTTGTGACCACGTACACATTCACCGGCGCGGTCGCCTACGACCGCCTCGGGTCGTCCTGGCGCACCGCCGCCGGTCTGCGCTCCGTCAGCGTCACAGACCCCGCCACAGGGCTTCTCCCGGCCAACCTGGTCCAAGGCGGCGTCGCAGTCACGTGGCTGACCGCCGACGCGAACTCCCGGTACAGCTTCACCTGTGACGTCCCCGGCGTGGTCGTGGACTTCGGTGCCGGCGCGGAAGCGTTGTACGCCAACGAGGTCCCCGGACTCGCCATCGCTGCCGGCGGTGCCACGAACACGGCGATCGACGCGAGGATGAAGTGGGCACCGACGACGGCCTACACGCTGAACCAGCAGGTCATCTCCCCGAACGGTGACGTGGTGAAGGCCAACGTCGCGCACACGTCCGCGGGTGCCTACGCCACCGATGTGGCGAAGTGGGTGCTGTCCACCACGTTCGCCCCGACGAACAGGCTCCGCGACCAGTCCGGTCTCCTCGCCTCGGCCAACGGCGTGGTCGGTGACGGGACCACGGATGACACGACCGCGATGCAGGCCCTCCTGACGTCCGCTGCGACGTTCGGTGTGCCCGTGGTTCTGGCGCCCCTGTCTGTGGTCATGGTCGACACCCTGACGATTCCCTCGGGGACGGTGCTGAACCTCAATGGGGCGACCCTGAAGAAGACCGCCGCTACCGGCGCGGTGATGCTCAACCTGACCGGCGTGTCCAACGTGCTCATCAAGGATGGCACCCTCGACGGCGACAAAGCCTCCTACGCGACCGTCACCGAGCAGCGGCACGGCATCTTCATCCTCGGCTCGACCAACATCACGATCCGTGGCGTGACCTCCAAACTGAATAAAGGCGACGGGGTGTACGTCGGCCTCAACGGGTCAACCGAATGTCAGGGCATCGTCCTTGACCGGGTGACCTGCGACGCCAACCACCGCCAGGGCATGTCTGTGATCGCCGTCAACGGACTTGCCGCTACCTCGTGCTGGTTCACCAACACCTCCGGCACTAACCCGCAGGCCGGGGTCGACGTCGAGCCGAACACCACCACCACGGTCTGCAAAAATATCCGGTTCACCGGATGCACCTTCTCCGGCAACACCGGCGCCGGGTTCCTCGTCTCTCTCATCCCGGCTCGTACCGCTTCGCAAGGTCAGATCACCCTCATCGGTTGCACCGCAGACGGCAACACCCTCTCGGGCGTGCGCTTGGTGGAGTCCGAGGACTTCCAGATGGTCGGCGGGTCCGCGTCCAACAACACGGCTTGGGGTGTCCAGCACGACCAGAACGCGGCCAAGAACACGAAGGTCATCGGCGTCACCGTCAAGGGCAACGGTGTGCATGGCATAGGCGCGAACGCCGCCTACACTAACTGGCTGGTCGACGGTTGCACGGTCGAGTCCAACGGTGCCATATCCACGGGTGACGGCCTGTACTTCGCACCTTCCGCGGCATCCACGAACCTACGATTGGTCGGGAACTACTCCGGCGGCGCGTCGCAACGCTACGGGGTGTCACTCGGCGCGAACGCCACCGTGAACATGTTCGTCGCCAACGAGTACGTGGGTAACGGGACGGCAGCCCGCAACGTCTCAACGCTTGTGGTCATGGACCTCGACTTCGCCGGGCAAACGGCAGCGATCACCGCCCCGACCGCCCCGTCAGCGGCCTACGTGCAGGCTGAGGCGACGGCGATGAAGACCGCCGTGGACGCCATCAGGACCACGCTGAAGAACCACGGCATCACCGCCTGACCTGACCCCCGACCCCGCCGCCGCGACCATGCGACGACGGGGACCGAGCATCAACCCATAACCGAAGGGCTGACAATGACCGAGGCTACCGAACTCCGCACAGCCGAAAGCGTGCCCGTCTCACTGGCCCGCATGGAAGGCAAGATCGACCTCGTCTTCGACCGCGTCTCCGGGCTCATCACCCGAACGGACCGACATGAGGTCGAGATCGGCGGGCTGAAGTCGCTGACGCAGAGCCTCAAAGAGGGCGCCAAGGCCAGCACGGAGAAGGCGGAGGCTCTCGCGCTGGCGTTGAAGGAAGCCAAGGAGGCGGTCGAGGCGACAGCCGCCCAGGAAGCCAATAAGGCCCAGGCGACTGCGCGAGAAGAGGCCACCAAGGCTGCGCTCGGCTGGTCACCTATCACGAAGCTGTTCGCGATCCTCGCCGGCGTCTTGATCGCCGTGAACATCTACCAAGCCCTCAACCTTGGGCTCTGACATGACCTTCATCAGCCGCGCCCAATGGGGTGCCCGCCCACCCAAGTCCAACGGCAACACCATCAGCGCACACCCGCTCGGGGTCGCCGTCCACTACTCCGCAGCCAACCTCGGCTCGACCCCCGACTCCGAGTGTGACGACAAGGTCCGCGGCATCCAGAACTACCACATGGACCACAATGGCTGGGCTGACATCGCCTACTCGTTCCTCGTCTGCCCTCACGGCAACGTCTTCGAGGGTCGCGGCACCGGCAAGGGCTCGGCAGCGAACGGCACCACGGTGGGCAACCTCAACTGGTACGCCGTGTGCGCGCTCGGTGGACCGGCTGACACGCCAAGCGTGTTGATGCTGGCCGGGATCGGGACCGCGATCGGTTTGTGCCGCAACGCCGGTGCTGGTGCTCGGGTCATCGGGCATCGTGACCTGATCCCCACAGCCTGCCCTGGTGTTGCCCTGTATGCCTACGTCACGGCGGACCGCTGGACCAAACTCGTGGTGAAGATCAAGGCCGTCGTCGTTCGTGTTGTCACACTGTCCCGCAGCGACACCCGCCCGCCTGTCACCACCCGCAACATCCCCATGACTGTGGCCATCCAGAGGGCCGTCCACGTGACCGCTGACGGCAAGTGGGGGACGGGCACACAGTCCGCCGCGACCGCAGTCATCCGCCGCAACACGACCAATATCCGGGCACTCCAAGGCTGGGTCGGCACGAAGGTCGACGGCGTGTGGGGACCGGCGTCATATGCCGCGTGGGTGTCCACGGTCAAGCGCATCCAGACCGCCATCGGCGTCACCGCTGACGGCCTCTGGGGTCCCATCTCAAGCCGCGCGTGGGCTCACGCCGTGGCCAACAATCTCAACCGTTTCTAGGAGACATCATGTGGACCAAGGAACCAGCACTCATCGTCGGATTCGTCGGCGCCGCGATCGCTCTCGGCGTCAGCTTCGGGCTGCCCGTCACCGCCGAGCAGGTCGGCTTCATCATGGCGTTCGTGACCGCCGGCCTCGCGTTCGTCACCCGCTCACAGGTCACGCCAGTTACACCACCTGTCGGCTAGCCATGCCTGACCCGGCGAACCGGCCTCCACACCGGCCAGTAGGCGAGCACCAGTGCCCGTGGTGCGCCACCGGCACCCCGCACCCGCGGCCCCTCCACGTCCGCGTCCGTGTCCCGCCATACGTCCCACCCCGGCCCTGACATGGATCCGATCCTGTCTCGCTCCTTGCTCGCCCTCGCGGTCGGTCTACTGCTCATCCTGCTCGCTCGACTACTCGACACCGCTTGACCCACCCGTTTCACAATCTCGCGCATCTCAACCTGGAGGACTGACATGGCTTTCATCGACACCGCTCTCAACGTCGGCACCAACGCCATCACTGCCGCGTACCCGTACCTGTCCCTGCATACCACCGGCGCGGTCACCTCGTCAGCGAACGAGTCCACCGCTGTCCGTGTGGCAGCCGCATGGTCGGGCGCGGCGAACGGTGACACCGCCGTCACATCCAAGGCGTTCACGGGTGGCGCCGCGTCCGGCCCCTGCGTGCGCGTCGGCTACTGGTCACTGGCCACAGGTGGCGTCTACGGTGGCGGGTCTCTATTGACCGGCGACCAGAGTTTCAACGCAGCTGGCGAGTATACCGTCACCGGCATCACCGAGAACAGCTCCTCGACCTAAGCCATGGCTGACTCCAAGATCAGCGCCCTACCTGCGGCGTCGGCTGCGGCTGCCGCCAACGAGTTCGCCATCAACGAGGCTGGCACGTCTAAGAAACTGACTGCCGCCCAGATCAAGGCGTACATCAGCTCTGACGCGTTCGCGGTCATGGCATCGGACCAAGCCAACTCCACGGTGACCCCGGCCAGCGTCACCGCGTTGGAGGTCACCACCGCAGCCGGGACCTACCTCGTGAAGTATTGGGTCTGCTACCAGGCCGCTGCGACCACGACCGGCATCCAGATGTTCCTCGACCACTCAGGGACCGTCACCCGGCTGGCGTCCACGTGGTACACCCTGACCACGGGCACCACGGCCACGAGCGGTGTCGCAGACCAAGCCTCAACCCTGACCGCTCAGATGATGGAGGGCAAGGGGCAGCGGGCCAAGAACGTCGCGTCCGGGCCAACCCAGGGCGTGGACACTGCCGCCGCTGACCAGTTCGCGGTCATCGAGGGGCTGCTGATCGTGACCGTCTCGGGCACCCTCAAGCTGATGTTCAGCTCGGAGGTCGCCGCGTCGGCGGTGACCATGATGACCGGGACCACGCTGACACTGACTAAGGTCGCCTAGCGTGGCCATCCTCCTAGAGGCTGGCACCGACCGGCTCCTGATGGAGGATGGGTCGCTGTACCTCCTCGAGGTTCCGGCACCCAACCAAGGCTCAGCCACCGGGACGACGACCTACACGGGCGCCGCGTCAGGTGCGCGGGTTTCGTCCGGTTCGGCTGCTGGCACGTCGACGTTCACCGGTGCCGCCACGGGCAAGCGGGTTCCCAAGGGCGCGGCGTCCGGGACCTCAATCTTCACCGGCTCAGCCTCGGGTGTTCGCGTGCCGAAGGGGTCCGCCTCGGGCACGACGACGTTCACCGGTGTCGCGTCCGGGACACGGACCTCGCTCGGATCCGGCACGGGCTCGCTCACCTTCACCGGGACCGCGGCAGGCTCTCGCACACCCAAAGGCGCCGGTACGGGCACAGCAACATGGTCCGGGACCGCTGTTGGCCAGCGCGCACCCAAGGGCCTCGCCACCGGCGTCACGACGTGGGCAGGGTCGGCAACGGGTTCGGCGCCTGTCGTCGGCGGGGCGTCGGGTAGCGCCACCGGCAACACCCTCTGGACCGGCCTCGCCACCGGTGCCGCCGTCTACACAGGCACCGCGACAGGGCTCACGACGTGGGCTAGCACTGCAACTGGGTCGACCCCGAGCGGCCCGCCCATCCACGCACCACACATTGAACACCCGAGGCTCGCCCTGACCGAACCAGCGCGCAAGGTGGCGCTCACCGTGCCTGCCCATGCCGTCACCATCACCGTCCCCGACATCCGAGTGGAGCTCACGTAATGGCATGGACTCAAGGCGACCTCGAACCTCCCCTGACCGGTACCATCCTGGACGGCACCACGCCCGTTGACCTGACCACGGCGACCACCGTCACCGCCCACATCCGGCGCGCCGACGGCTCCGTCATCAGCCGCGCTGTGACGTTGGGCAACCAGACCACCGCGCCGGGCACATGGACGCTGCCGTGGGTTGCCGCCGTCCCGCCCGCTGTCGATGACCTGTCCGTGGCTGGCGGGTACGCCGTGGAGATCGAGGCCGTGTGGGTTGGCGACAGACCACAGACGTTCGCCGGCGCCTCGTTCCAAGTGGCGCGAGCCATCGCCTGACCCCCGCTCGACACTTCGCCCCCTCCTTGCGCCGTATGAGGCTGCAAGGAGGGGGCGATTCGTCATGCCCGGACGGTCATGGCTTCCACTCGGGCAGGTAGTCCGGACGGTCGGCGTAGACCGTTGCGAGTGGCTTGAGAATGGCATCCGACAAACCCCACACATCATCGAAGGCCACGGCTGCGGTGGCGGCAACGGCGATCAGCGCCCGCTTCGCTTCGCACTCAGCCAGAACACGGGCAGGCGAGAGTGCGCCATAGCAGAACGTGCTCGCCGCGGCACCGGATGATGTGACCTCCGTTCGATGCCACTCCCAAAGCACCTCGCTGCCATCGACCGCGAATCTCTCCATCTCAATGGCGCGGCGTGCCGGTGCCTCATCCTCAGAGATCTGGGCCAGCAGGAACTCGGTAAGTGTCACTTCCCCAACGCCTTCCGGACGGTTTCGCGCTGGACGCCGGTCACGCGGGCTATCTCAGCCTCGCTCATCGTCCCGGCAGCCTCGCGGATCTCGTCATGCAGAGCAGTCCGCTCGGTCTCCATGCGGTCCCGAGCCTGCCGGTAGCGGCTGCCTGCGATCTTCAGTCGGTCGCCACTCATCAGAGTGCCGGGAACTCGACGAGGGACGCAGACCACACATCGACACGCTGGCACCGCTTACAGGTGACCGCCTCATCGGTGGCTACACGAGGGAGTTCCCTCCGACCGAGGTACGCACCGCACGACGGGGCCGCTGCCTTATTGAGAATGACCGAGTGCTCAGACGGGGTGATCTTGTGGACGACGTTGGTGTTGCCGACCCGGACGTTCGTGGTTGTGTTCATGCCTTGACTGTATACCCACAGACTGCCCCTGTCTACCCCTATACCGAGAAACTTTCGTGATGCCCCTGTGTACATATACACACTTCGGCCACCATGTACACGCGCAGACGACTAGAGACAACTACCCGAAAGGGCCTCTGACCTGCGGTTATACCTGTTTGCGCAGGTCAGAGCCTACCCCGTAAACGGGTTCAAAACCCGTCACTCACCCAACAGAGCCGCAGGTCAGAGTATGTTTTCTGGCCTGCGGCTCGCGTGTGCGCACACCATTGGCACACGCGCAGGAGTAGGATGAGACCACGAACCCCCGCGAGCGGTAAGGCTCCGGGGGCGTGACCGACCGGAAGGGTCGATATGACAAGCATAGAGGAACACGAGCGCATGCCAGTTGAGCAGATGTTCGCCACCAAGCAACTCGTGGAGGCGATGACACGGACCACTTGCGAGAACGACTGCGGCAACTGCAATGTCTGTCACCTGAGCATCGCGCTCGCATATGAGAAGTTCATGCGCCGAGGGGACGTCAAGCACATCAACGCTTGCCTCGAAGCGTCGCTCCGCAAGGTTAAGCGAGTTGAGGCCGAGCGGGATGAGGCATTGGATGCGCTTGGGCGGATAGGCGGGGTGCTGTTCATGCACTCACACGCAGACACGTGCGCCGTGGAACTCTCGCCCAACGCAGGCTATGAGTGTTCCTGTTGGCGCGCCGGGATCTACGCCGCTCTCGGGGTCAAGCCATGAGCGTCCCTGCCGAGCGCGGCTACCGATACTCACCCGACGCAGTCGACACCGCAGCCGAGCGCATCCTCCAAGACGTAGGCGGACGGTTCGACATCACCGAGAAGTACTGGACAGACGACCCCCGCAACACAGCGCAGGCAGTCCTCGAAGTCTTCCTCCATGCAGGCGTGGTTGTGCTGCCTACCCTCGCTGACAATGCCGCCGAGAACGAGGCGCTGAGGGCTGAGGTCGCCTCACTGCGAGCCTTCCAGTCAGAGCCTCGTGCCGACTATGCCGGTTCCTAAGAAGTACGTCGCCAAGAACGGCAAGGTCACCTACCGGGTCCGCTTCCGCCTCCATCCGAAGCAAGCGTGCTCCGAGACGTTCGACACCCTCAAGTCGGCCCGCGCGTTCTGCTCCGACATCGAAACCCGTGACGCCCGGTACGCCCTCCGAG